GGCTACAAGCCGCGCTGGACAACGCAAACCATAGCGCAACCAAGGTGAAGTTCACGCTGGCGTTGGCTCAAATTGAGCTGGGCGAGGCACAGAACATTGGCCTTACCGGCTACGGGAAGTTGTCTGGAAAGTATTTCATCGATAAAGTTTCACTGACATACAGCAGGAACGGCCTTGAACAGACACTCGAATGCAGCAAAATCCCGGACGAGGAAACGACCACGACGGGAGCGGGGGTGAGTGTCACGTTGAACAATGCGCCACTCTATTATACCAGTGTGGACAAAAAGCCTGTCCGCAGGATCAGCGGCCACTATTTTCTTTACGATGGAATCAATGTGGCTGGGCGGTACAGAATCACTAACTTACAGTCCCGTTGCGGGAAAACGCCCGTCGGAAAGAACGTGACCGGCTGGGTGGACGCAGCGGATGTCGGAGGTGCGACCTGATGGCAGATACGATACGCTTCGGAAAGGTGTCTAACATCGACTACGAGACCGGCTGCATGGAGATTACATATGAGGACCGGGGCGACAGCGTTACAGATATGATCCCGATGCTGGCGAATGCTGGGTACAAAATGCCGCAGGTCGGAGAAACGGTGGCCGTGGCCCACAACTCTAACGGGGAAGAAGAGGGCATCGTTCTGGGAACGATCTGGGGCGAGAAAACAAAACCGCCGCAGGGAAAACAGAATTTCTTTCGACAGGACTTCGACGATGAGCCGGGGAAATGCTACTTCCGGTATGACGGAGAAAGTGCTGAGTTCCACAATGAAGGCGATACGCACTCCGAAACAAAGAAAAACAAAACCGAGAAAATCGAAGGCGACGCCGAACTGGAAGTGAAGGGAAAGCTGACCGTGAAAGTCGGGAGCTGCACTGTCACCATCCAAGGTGGAACAGTGGAAATCAAAGGAGGGGCAACGCTCAGTATAAGCGCTCCGACGGTTTCTATTGATGGCAGCACGGTGAATATCACCGGTGGCGGCGGGGATGTGCAAGTCGCCGGAATCAGCCTGATAAACCACACCCACAAGTATACTGCACCGGTACACGCAGCTGGCGAGGCTGATACTGCGAAGCCGACATGAGGAGGTGAAACGGGATGTGGGTCGGATGCTTTGGAGAGCTGGTTTTCTCTGTGAGCAACAGAAGAATCTTCACCCCGGACAGTATCAGCGGCAGCGCGGGCAGCGAGTGGGCGGCGCATAACACTATCGGAGGAAAGCCGAAGAGCGAGAAGACCGGTGTGAAGCTCAAAAAACGTAAGTTCACGATTACGCTTGATTCTCAATTTGGCGAATCACCGCGCGTTACGCTGGCGCTGATTAACAAGATGGTGGAGGAAGGCCGGGTGGACTACCTCATTATCGGAAGTATGCCGGTCGGAATGTGCCAGTATAAGATGACGGATGTATCGGATGACTGGGAAGAAGTTGTTGCCGATGGAAAGCTGGCGCGCTGCAAAGTCGAGATTACATTGGAGGAATATGTATGACGCTTGGCAATACGGAAATTCTGCTTGAATCCGTGAATGCGGAAGAGGCGGAAGAAATCTGCGAGTGCCTGAAAGTATTATATTCTACAAGAGCCGGAGAGCTGGGACTTGACCGAGACTTCGGCATTTCGATGGACGCGATCGACAAACCACTCAGCGTCGCAAAGGCGATGATTACCGCAGAAATCGTCCGCAAGACGAAAAAATATGAACCCCGCGTTGAAGTGGCTCGCGTTGAGTGGGACGATGCAAAGGCTGGCGAGGGGATTTTGATTCCAAAGGTGGTGCTGCAAGTTGTCTGAGATCGCTCAGTTCGATAATCTGCCAGACATCAGCTTTATCGATAACCTCACGATGAAAGAGGTTGAAGAGATGGCGAAAGGCGGATACATCAGATCCGCAAGGGAAGCGACGGGCAATACCCCGACGCTTTACCCAGCAAGCCTTCCGAGCATCATGGTAAAAGAAATGGCACTGCTGCACTACCAGATGCTACAATACATCGATGCCGGCCCGAAGCAAACGCTCCTGAAATATTCGACGCACGAAAATCTGGACGTCCTCGCCGGAAACTTTGGTCTGAAAAGGCGGCAGGCGGAAAGGGCTACAACGATCATCCGCTTCACGCTGGCCGGAACGGGCCAGCCGAGCGCTGTCGGAGTGCCGGAGGGTACTCGTGTGAGGACGGAGGATGGAGTCTATTTCGCAACGACCGAATATGCAGAGATTCTTCCGGGAGAACAAAGCATCGACGTGACCGCCGCCGCGCTGGAAGCGGGCGCGGAATCCTCGGGAATCGAGGAAGGACAGGTCAACCAGCTGGTTGACCCCATTCCCTATGTGGCGTCGGCGGTGAACATGACCGCTAGCAGCGGCGGTACAGACATCGAAAGCGACGACTCCCTGACAGAGCGGGTCTATCTGGTCCCCTCTACATACAGCTGCGGCGGCTCTCCTGATTCGTATGAGTATTTCGCAAAGGCGTGGCGGAACGATGTAAAAGACGTGTCCGTTACAAGTCCCTCTCCCTGTGTCGTGGACATCTATTTCACCTTGCGGGATGGGGCAATCCCGAGTGAAGCTGACTGCGAAGCGATGCAGGAGAGCTTGAGAGAAAATTCCAAGCGCCCCATGACGGATTTGGTGAACTGCAAAGCTCCGACGGAGATCGAGTATGGTATCGACGTCACATATACCATTGCGAGAAGTAAATCCAAAATCGCTGTTACAGTGCAGAACGCAGTGAACGCGGCAATCGAGGAATATAAAACTTGGCAGCGGACTATGGGCAGGGATATTGACCCGGCGGAGTTGATTGCACGAATCAAAAATGCCGGGGCAAAGCGAGTGAGAGTGGCCGCGCCGATAGACGTCGTAACGGAAAGCGCCCAAATTCCAAAGCTGGTAAGCTGCAGTGTTGTGTACGGAGGGCTAGAAGATGACTGACCTTCGGGAAGCGAGGCTGGTTGACCTCCTGCCGAAAGCCGTTGCCGATCGGCAGGAGGTCAAAGCGCTATCGGATGCATGGCATGACCTCGCGGTCATGACACTTGATTTTTCCGATAGGGCGAAGACCTATACGGGCATAGACCAAGCGCCGGAAGTTCTGCTGGATATTCTGGCTGTGCAGTTCAGAGTGGACTGGTATAGAGACGACTATCCGGTGGAGACGAAGCGCGAGCTCATCAAGACCGCGATGGAAGTACATCGTCACTGTGGAACGAGATGGGCGGTAGAAAAAGCTCTGTCTTTGATTTACCCTAAGACGAGCATCAAAGAGTGGTTCGAGTATGGGGGACAACCCGGATACTGGCGGTTGAACGTAGACATTACGGATGAGCCTGCCGTCTACTACACGCCCAAAGAAATTGAAAAAAGAATCAATTATGCACGGCGCTGTTCGGCGCATCTGGAAGGCGTCACCTACGAGATTAACCCGCCGGACAGCGTGACAGCCTACGTCGCCGCTGCGCCTTGCAGCATGGCGGCGTCTTACACAGTGCGCTTGCCGGGCATTATTCAGCCCCGGGCTGTCAATGCGGCAGCGTATGCGGCTGGCGCGGTGGGCGCGAGCTGGGTGCAGGCAACGGTGGCGCTGCCCGACATAATTCGACCCAAAACTATGAGTGCGCAGGCATATGCCGCCGGTAAGCCTGTCGGCACATATGAGACTGTTACCATCAAGATTGGAGGGACATCACTATGAGCTGGGAAAAATACAGCTATACAAAAGCTGGTGCCGCCCTGCTGTCGGAGTCTCTCTCCGGCGGCGCACTGACCATCACCCGCGCCGTGAGCGGCACCGGCACGGTCGGTACTGATTTGACCGAAGAGGTGGCCGTCAGCGGCGATGCACACGAGCTGAAAATCCTGAGCATCGAGACAGTCAAAGACAACGGCAAAGCTGCCCGGAAGGTCAACATCTGGACGAACGGTGCAGAGGAAGCCTATGTCATGCACCAGATCGGTGTGTACGGTACGCTGAATGGCGGGCCGGATGAGACACTGCTGTTCCTGATGCAGGATGAGAGAGGCGTTCAGATTCCGGCGGCAGGTACGCAGCTGGACTATGAGTTCCAAATCGCAGTCCTGCTGGCAGTCTCCAATGCCGCTGACATCTCCATCCAGCTCGACCCGCAGATGAAGGCGTTTGCTCAGATGGCCCGGGAAATTGCACAGGCCGAGGTCGCCCAGCACAATATCGACCCCGATGCCCATGCATCTATTATCGAGGCTGCCGCCAGTGCGGCCGTGAAGCGCATTGAAGATGCTGGCGAGATCATGACTGAGGCACAGGTCAAGAAGCTCATCCAGACCCACGGCACAGGTGGCTACTTCGGAAAGTACGAGCTGACGCTTGCCGCCGATGGCTGGAAGGCCGCGCCGGAGGGCGGGGAGATTTACCAGTACATCTATGACGCCGAGCTGGCAGACAGCAACAGTGAGCTTATCCCCGATGGCGGCGCGGTCATCAATGATTTTCCTGTGACCACACGGGCCGGCGTCATCAATGCCTGCGAGACCTACGACGGCTATGTTCGGTTCTTCTCGCGGCGCATCCCGGACGCTGACATCCACGTTACTCTGACCCTGATGGGGAAGGGAGGTGATTCCAATGCACCGGGAAATGTGAGCATCGGTCAGGGCCTCAAACGCGATGAGAGCGGCGCTATTGCCGTCAGCATCGGCGAAGGCCTTGAATTTGACAGCGCCGACGCGCTGACCGTCCGCAAAGACACCGTTATGACTAGCGATGACCTGCTGAATGAGGAAGAAACCAAGCAGGAGATCGCCGAAATGCTGAAATAATTTTATGGGAGGACACTACTATGTCCAAGGAACTTTCTACCAAGACCACCATCCGCAACCTTACCGCTGAGATCAAGAAGAGCTTCGTCAAGAAGGACGCTTTTACCCCCGTGCAGATCGCCGCTGAAAAGGCCATCAAGTCCGTCGGCGTTACCGGCAACACCATCAGCTTCTTCGCCAGCACCGACAAGACCGGAACCGCCGCTTTCACTGTGGACTTCCCGACCGAGATGTTCCTTGACCAGACCAAGACGGAGTTCGTTCCCAGCTTCGCGTTCAGTGAGACCACCTATCCCGGCGCAACTGACCCCAAGCTGGAAGGCAAGCCGGTCATGGTGCTGGCCGTCAAGGGCGAGAACCCGGACTCCTGCACCTACTCTTTCTTGAGCATGGCCGCTCTGGTCGATACCTATAAGGCTAAGGCCACCGGCAAGGACAAGTCTACCACCGTCACCATCGCTGACTATGAGGTGGATGTCAAGGTCAATGTCTCTGCCGCTGCTGGCAACATTCTGACCCTGAAGGATGACGGCCTGTACGTCCCCACTCCCGAGAAGACCGACATCTCCGGTAAGGCTGACAAGGCGAAGAGTGCCACCGCTGGCAACTTCGCCGCTCTGGACGCAGACGGCAACCTGACTGACAGCGGCAAGAAGTCTGCCGACTTCGTCGCTGCCGAGACCGGCAAGCGCCTGATGAGCGACGACGAGGGTACTAAGCTGGCTGGCGTTTCCGAGGGCGCAACCAAGACCGCCGCCAGCGCCACCAACGGCCATATCACTATCGACGGCAAGGACACCGCCGTGTATACCGAGCCTGAGAATGTCCTGCATACCGAGGATGTGTCGGACTTCACCGCTGAGGAGATCGCTGCTCTGCTGGCAGATGACTAAGACCGGATAAGGAGGCAGGCCCTATGGCAAAAGCGAAGGTAAAGGCGCTTTTGAGTACGGGGCTTGCCGCACTTTGTAGTCACATCAAACAGTGCGCTACCGCTGTTTCCGCATTGGCGAATACCACGGCGGACGGCTTTGATGAAGTCGATGACGTCCTGCATGAAAAACAGGACATCACAGCGGCGGTGCCTTTTACGATTCCGACGACTGGCTGGGCGAGGGATTCCACCCTCACCAGCTATTATTATTGTGACATTTCCATTACGGGGCTTCTGGCTACCGATATTGTGGATGTCACTCCGCAGCCGGAGTCCCATAGTGTGGCGCGTGCGGCAGGCTTTATTCCTACCGAAAGCATGGCTGGCAAGCTGCGGCTCCGGGCCGCGAGTGTTCCCACTGCGGCCATCAAGGCGCAGTACCATATCACAAACACTGTGAAGTATACAGAGTAGGAGGGATTTCATGGCATTAGGAGATTTTAATGTTGGCGGCGGTGCGTCGCAGGATGTGGACAAGACCCTCAAAGTCGAGGGCGCACCTGCAGACGCCAAAGCCGTCGGCGATGCGCTGGCAGGCAAGTCGCCTACCAGCCATACCCACAGCAATATGACGGCGGCTACCGCATCCACCGCAGGCAAGGCGGGATTTGTGCCGCCCCCGGCGGCGGGAGCACAGGCGAAATATCTGCGCGGCGACGGCACTTGGCAGACGCCTGCCAACACCACTTACGGTAACGCCACCCAGAGCGCGGCGGGCCTGATGAGCGCCGCTGACAAGAAGTCTCTGGACGCGCTTGCCACCAACGTGCTGACGATCCGCAGCGTTCCTTCCCAGAGCGGGAGTCTGACCTACAACGGCAAGGCCCAGAGTCCTTCGTGGGCCAACTACAATACCCTCGCAATGAAGATCGGCGGTACGACTTCCGGCACGACGGCAGGCAGCTATAGCGCCACCTTCACCCCTCTGGACGGCTACAAGTGGAGCGACGGCACGACCGCTGCAAAAACCGTGAAGTGGTCCATCGCCAAAGCGGCAGGCACTCTTTCTCTGTCTGCGAGCAGTCTGGCACTGACCTACTCCAAGACCTCTGGCACGGTCACAGTCACCCGTTCTGGCACCGGCGCGGTATCAGCAACTTCTAGCAATACCGCTGCTGCCATCGTAAGCGTGTCTGGTGAGACTATCACGGTAACGGCAAAGGCGAACGGCAGTGCCACCATCACGGTCAATGTGGCAGCGGACGGCAACTACAACGCCCCTGCCAGCAAGACCTTCGCTGTGTCCGTGACCCTCGTCTCCAAGACGCTGAACGACAACAGCTGGGCCACCATCAAGTCGGTCAGCGACGCCGGGCAGGGTGCAAACTATTGGTCTGTAGGCGACACCAAGAGAATCACTCTTAATGGCAAGGTCGGAGCCTATACGTTCTCCAACTTCAATGTCGATGTTTTCATCCTGGGCTTCAACCACAACTCCAGTAAAGAGGGAAGCAACCGCATCCACTTCCAGATTGGCAAAGTCAGCGGGAAGGCCGTTGCTCTTTGCGACAGCCAGTACAATGGCTCCGGCAGCTCGGCAATGTTCCACATGAATTCCAGTGACTCCAACAGTGGCGGTTGGAATGGATCGTACATGAGGAAAACCCTTTTGGGCAACAGCAATACCCCGGCCAGCACGTTGGAGAACAGTCTGATGGCAGCGTTGCCGTCCGATTTGCTTGCCGTGATGAAGACTGTGACTAAGTACACGGATAATACTGGCGACGGTAGTAACAGTTCCGGTAACGTAACCAGCACGACGGACTATCTTTTCCTGCTGGCCGAGTTTGAGGTGTTCGGAACCCGGTACTATGCAAACCAGTATGAGCAGAACAGTCAGAAGCAGTATGAGTATTACAAGGCTGGTAACAGTAGAGTAGCCTATAATCATTCCGCCGTGTCC